TCTCACGCTCCGCCATCGCAGCAATCAAAGAGTCCAACTCAGCATCAGTAAGTTCTGTTGCTTTCTTATTAGAACTAATCGTTACCGAAGGCGGAACCATACGGTTCGTCGCCTGAAGGTACAACTGTGCAGACTTGGTGTCACCGTCAAGGGCTTTGGAGTACAGAGTGTCCAAGAGCCTCTGAGTGCGCTCTGGCGACCCCTGAACTTCGTCCACCGCCGCCTTCCACTGGTTGAGGAATACTTCTTTCTTTTCCCAGCGTCGGAGGGTCTTTGGGTCAACATTTAAGAACTCTGCCATCTTTGCTTTGGACGGTGGTTGGCGTTCACTAGGGGCCGTACAGAGCCAATCCAAATACTGTTGTTGCTGTGCTGTGAGCGTTAACTCTTCGTTTTGTTTCATTGACCGTATGGTTTGATTTTTGGTTTTTTGTTCTTAGGCGGACCAACTGGTCGCTTAGGCAAATCAATTGAAATTTTTGCCCCTGATTTCCCATCTCGTTTAGGGTTTGGGAGTGGTTCTGCTCTTCGTGGTTTCATACAATAAAGCCGTTTCGTTACACCACTGTGAGTGGTTATGTGAACGCACAAAGTTATGTAACGCATGGGGGGGACTATAGGGGGGGAAAGAGCACATGTAACCGTGGTGCGGCTTCCCTCGGAAGCAGCCCACGGTCGTAGGCTACGGACACAAGTTCAGGGAGTAGTAATGGCAACCAAAAAGAAAACTGCTGCATGGCAGCGCAAGGAAGGGAAAGACCCCAAAGGGGGCTTGAACAAAAAGGGTATTGCCTCTTACCGCAAGGAGAACCCTGGTTCGAAACTGCAGATGGCTGTCACAACAAAGCCATCCAAACTAAAGCCTGGTTCTAAAGCAGCCAACCGCAGAAAGAACTTTTGCGCACGTATGAGTGGCATGCCAGGGCCAATGAAGGATGAAAAGGGTAGACCAACTCGCAAGGCTCTTGCACTCAAGAAATGGAACTGCTAGTGGCGTACACAAACCCATCACTACGCAACAAAATTAAGAACCAAGTCATGGCATCAAGTCAGGGCGGCAGGCCTGGACAATGGTCTGCTCGTAAAGCCCAACTTGTAGCCCAAAAATACAAGAAGGCTGGCGGAGGTTATTCCGGGGCTAAGACGGTTGCCCAGTCAAATCTGACCAAGTGGACTAAAGAAAAATGGACGACCTCGGATGGCAAAGAAGCAATACGCAAAGACAAGACAACACGCTACTTGCCAGAACGAGCATGGGCTAATCTTTCTGCTGCCGAAAAGGCAGCCACTAATAAGAAAAAGATAGAGGCATCCAAGCGGGGTAAGCAATTTGTGGCGAACACAAAGACAGCACAAAGGGCAAGCAAACAAGCACGTAGTTAAAAAATGGTTAAAAGCCTTGTAGTATATACAAAAGGTACCCTATTTGTCTATGGGTACCCCCCTTTTGAAAAATGAGTTGTACGGCTACGGCTTGATGCCATCCATATTGTGCATGGGGCGCCACCCCCCCACCCCCTCCCCCCCTCGTCTTGTGTGCGTAAACACCAGTAAATACAGGCATTTGCCCCCGAACCGTATTTAGGAATATTGGACACACGCTTACTAGTGAGAGGCACTGTCACAAGACAGTATCCAACACACAAGGAGACACAGGCTATGCAATGGATATCCACAGAAGATTACCTAGTGATAGTAATCAAATACGCTTATTGGTGCGCCAATAATTCGCAGATACCTAACCCAAGATACATGCGTGATACATGCAAGAACTTGAGTTCGGCACAATAATCCAAACACAATAGAAAGAGAGATAGACATGAATACAAATACAGAATATCCAGTAAGTGATGACACCGAATACATGAAAGAAGAATTGCAGAGGCAAGGTAAATGCGTTTGCGTTACTTGCGTCAATGCGGCTCACGCCGACAGCATTGAGCAATGGGTAGAGCGTTACGCCCTGTAGTGATTAGCGTTAGCACACAATGTTGATAGACCTCTATCAACTTGTGTGCAATGCGGTAATCATTACCCCGTGTGAGTTACGGAATAACTCCATACACAAAAGGAAATAAATAAAATGACAAACTACAGAATCCACGCAGCAAAAATTGCACAAGGTTCATCCAAAGAATTTGATGGATGGATTGACATGGCATTGGAGGCTAAGGGCTACAAGTCCATCGCTTACTATGCACAACGCAGTCAAGTAGACAATTCACTCCACAGCGAAACAACGGTGCGCCAGTATTGCTCGTTCATCGCCAAGGGCTTGGAATTGTTTGGTACTCGTAGCGCAATGGTCAAGGCTTACGATGCGGAATACACCTATCGCAACATCAGTTCGTTGCGTTCGTTTATCACTTCCGCAACCAAGAGCAAGGGCAACAACAAGGGCGCAAGCAAGAAAGCACCCGCCAAGCGTGTTGAGACCTACTTGGTCAAGAAAGCAATGCGTGATGCAGGCATTCCAGCAAGCAAGATTGACTTGGTCATGTTTGCTCTTGCCACCAAGAAATAGTTGATAGACCTCTATCAACCGTAACTCGTGTGAGTTACCGCAACATTGTGTAGCCCCCTGCATAGTGTTGCGTCATGTTCACACAAGTGAGCAAATACACAAGGAGAAACAAACAACATGAGTAATCCATTCCGCAAGAAGAAGAACACATTTGAGGCACTCAATATTCGTGCTTACAATTTGCGTTCACAGATAATGAATGACAAGGAAGAACTTGCAGAGGTTCTTGCTTTACTTGACCAATTCAGCGACATTGTTGCTGTTGAGATGCGTATTACCAAAGAAGATATTGGCGTTACACCTCGCTTTCGTAACTCAGATTGGAGTATCTAATGGAAACAAAAATAGAGGAACTGCGAAAGGTAGTCATGTACCATCTGGGTTTGTCCTACGACGATGCAGTGAATTATCTAATGGAAAGAATGTATAACCAAAAGTCCCACCGTCAAGCAATGAAAGCAATCAAAGGAGATAAATACAATGGATAAAGAAACACTCACAATGGTCATCGTGTTCTGCGCATCAGCAGGACTCGTTATGACTGGTTATTACCTAGGCAAGTGGCTAAATGAAGATGATAGACCTCTATCAACTTTCATGTCTCGTGAATGGGTTATGCGTAATCATCCAACAAACAACAAAGGAGAATGGAAATGATTAAGGAAACACTACAGCGTGAAAAACATGAGGAATTAGTTTACGGTTTACAAAAACTTATCATCACACTTGAGTTGTACGAGGAAGAAGCACTAATTGATGATTTACAGCAAATGGAGCGATATATGTCACTTGTAAATTGTGAACGAGGCATAGAGATACTAGTTGCAATACTCTCAAGAGGTAGATACACAAACACAAACATAGGAGAAACAAAATGAGAAAAATCAAAGAGCATTACCGCAATGGAAGAAACTGGGGCGATAGTTGGTATTTCATTACCAAGATGATGCTTACAGGCAATCTTCTGACCGATGAGAAGTACGAAAAGGTACTCAAGAACATACTGGGAGAAACAAAATGAAAACGATGGAAGGAATACCTGTTTCAATCTGTTTAGATTGCATCACACTAGATGAATTGGATGAAATGAGTGACCACCACTACTTCGCATTGTTTGTCGGCCGTGATGAATCCTATTGCACTTGCATGAGGTGCAACGAAACAACAGGAGAAACAAAATGAAATCAGTATCAGAAATCAAATGGTTGAGGGTTCTTGGTTTCGCAAACAATGATGGTGCTTACTGTCTTGGTTGTATTGACCTAGATGCAATTCCAGAGGATGAATCATTCACAACGATATACGGTCGTGATTACCCTGATGGTTTCACTTGCGTAGAGTGCTGTGATGTAATCAAAGGAGAATCAAATGAGAGTTAGTCAAGCAATAAAAATGTTGTCAGCACTAAACGCTGATGATGAAATTGCAATATCATGGTGGACTCGTGATTTATTTACAGATGACAACGAACAACCGATATCAGAAGATAGATGGAGTTATGCGGTTGATAAGTTTGATTCAGAAGATGGATACGACTCCGTGAATCAAGAAGTGTGGAACCACCTATGGATTACTTCATGGGAATCAACAGGAGAACAGCAATGAATAAATCCACAAAGACAGCGTTGCGCCAGATGCGTAAAGATGAACTCGTTGAGTTCACTTGGAATCTAGTTCAGCACTATAATGTCATGTCCAAGGACAATGACTACCTACGCTCATTTGTCAATAAAACCCTTATACGACAAGGGTTTCCTGACAATGAGCAGACAGGTTGATAGACCTCTATCAACTCCATACAACATCACAGATGCTTGTGTATGTTGCGTGGACTAGAGCACACGGGATTCGTTTCGTGTGTTCTCGTCCATGACAATCGGTTATGGATAAACAAACAATAGAAAGAGAGAAAGAAATGCCAACAGAATACGAAGAAGAAGAATATGTCTATGCACATTGCATGGACTGTGGTACGGAGTTGGATGAAGATTCAGCATGGTACTCAGAGCATGACAATGAGTATCGTTGCGAGCGTCACCACGACCGCCACGAAGAACTATGTGCCGAGAACGAAGATGATGATGATGGTTTCATTCATAATTATTCGTTCAAGCCAAGTCCAAACTTTCTTGAAGATGACGGTACTGCGAGTTTCTACACTCCAGCGAACGGTCATACAAAGACTTTGTACATGGGCTTTGAGTTAGAAACAGAATTGACACGACCTACTGTCGTTCGTGGCAACTCGCTTACTCCTGGTGCTGAGCATGTTCTCAGTACCATCAACAAGCGGATTGGCTCTGACAATGTTGTGTATCTCAAAGATGATGGCTCAATCAGCCATGGCTTTGAGATTGTTTCTCACCCAATGACATTGGGATTCGCAATGAATCACTTTGACTGGTCAGGCATTGAGGGGCTCAAGGGTCTTGGTTACGATGCATGGAAAGCAAGTTCATGTGGTCTCCACATTCACTTGTCTCGTGATGCATTCGCTGACTACGGTCATATGATGCGTTTCTTCTTGCTCATACTCAAGAACAGGCAACAACTTGTTCAGTTCGCAGGTCGTGAATCACACTATGCCAAGTTTGACATGGATGCATTCTTTAATGCGTATCATGACTACGACTCTGGCAAGACTGTTCGTGGTTCTACGCTTGCATCACATGCCAAGCAATACTCAACCAACAATGACCGTTACACGGCAATCAACCTACAGAACAACAACACCATTGAGTTACGGTTCTTCCGTCCCTCGCTGTTGGCGTCTACTGTCAAGGCTTGCTTGCAGTTCTGTGACGCTGCATTCAACTACACATCAGAGATTACTCTGCAACAAATCCTACAGAATCAGGCAATTCAGTTTGCCTCATTCCATTCATGGGTTCGCTTTCAGGGTGACAAGTACCGCATACTTGACGAACGTATCGTTGAGCGTTGCGGTATTCGTGGTGAAGATATCTAGTCAAGTTGATAGACCTCTATCAACTTTCCAATAAACATACAAACAAACCGTTGGAACAATCCAACAGAAAGGACACAACATGTGTCTGCTTACACTAATACCCGATTATGTCAATCCCGATATGGAACGGTTCAAGCATGCTGCTTTAGCCAATCCTGACGGCTTTGGCTTTGCCATCTCAACTGGCAAGAAAATAATCACAGGACACGGCATGAACTTTGATGAGGTTGCCAACAAGTTCACGGACTTGCGCACAACCAATCAAGGCCCAGCCATATTCCACTTCCGTTGGGCTACGCATGGCACGGAGACAGTTGATAACTGTCATCCGTTTGTGCTTGGTCAAGACAACAGCACGGTGCTAGGTCACAATGGAATCCTGCCAGTAGACATCAAGCCAGGTGATACTCGTTCGGACACAAAGGTGTTCGCTCAAGATATCTTTCCGAATCTTGGTGGCATCACAGCACTTGATGACAATGATTACTTTGTCAGACTTGCTGCATGGGCTAAGGGTTCCAAGTTGGCTTTCCTCACCGTCAATGACGATGCCAAGTATGATTGGTACATCGTCAATGAGGCTGATGGTCATTGGGACAAAGAGATGTGGTGGTCTAACCATTCATATGAAGAGCGTCTCTATGTGCCATCTACGTATCGCTACGGTATGTACAACTCAGCATGGGATTACGGCTACACCGATTACGATGCCAAGCCGTTAGTCCACATACCATCTTCTGACGAAGATGATTATGATGATGAGGCTGGCATTCTTCTTGATGAGGCAATCCAACAGATGGAAGTGTACATGACGCAAATCAACGACACCACCGTGTTGCTTGAGTGCTACACATGCGCACATTCACAACATATCTCAGCAGATGCAGTGTATTCACATTGCCCTGCATGCGAGGCATGTTTATTCTGTGGTGCTCATCATGACTGTGGATGTTGGCAAGCATTTGATGTGTACAACATTGACTACTACAACCCTCATCACCAGTGGGCTCAGCCAAATAATCAAATGGGCGTACATCCGAGTTACTACTAGGAGGTAGAATGAATCAAGAAGAAAGATACGAATACTGGCGCAACGCTGTGCAAACAGCGTTCGCCAAGTCAGGTCTGGTGCTCAAGGAAGTCACACTTGATGACCTTGTTCCAGAAGCAAATACACAAACAAACACACAAACACAAGGAGAAATACAATGACAACAATCAGACTATCCACACAATCAGTTGATATACCAGTCACATTCAGTTCGGGAGATATTGGCAACTTGTTTGACCAATCCCTAACCGACATGATTGCAGAGCGTGTAAATGCTGCAATCTTGGTAAGTCAGCCAGATGAGACTGCGGTTGCTACAACGCTGGAGAACAGCACACGATTCAATCGCAACATCAGAAATCAGGTAATGGAAAGCATTGACTACAGCGAAATCAGGAGGGATGTATTAGAAGAAATCAACTACTCCGAAATCGTTGAAAGTGTTGAGGGCTTGTTTGATGAAGCAAGGTTCGTTGTTGCTTTGACACGCAATATCAGGTTCAAGAACATGATTGAGAACACCATGAACTCAATCGTGTATTCAGATACACTTACTGAACTGGTCAAGAAGGCTGTTCAGGAGAGGACAGCAAACATAGAAAACGAGATTGCCGATAAGGTTCTCGCCATTATCAGCAATCGTTTGAACGGAGGTATGGATGTCTAGTACACCATTCAACTTATACACACCCTTGTTCTTCAAGGATGCTCTGTGCAAGGGGGCACCACAAGATTGGTTCTTCCCCGAGTTCAGCGGTAATCACCGAGGAATAAGACAAGCGAAACAGTTATGTTCCACTTGTCCTGTGTCCGAACAGTGCCTTGCATACGGAATGGAGACAAACTCTTCAGGCGTATGGGGAGGTATCACACTTGATAGAGGCAATAACAGAAGAAGAAAAAAATCAACAAACCAACAACAGAAAGAAGAAACAAAATGAAAAACATAGAAAGAATCCACAAGTACATCAAAGAGTCAGGTATCAACCCCGATGGTCACAACTCCAAGAGGGCTAAACTCTACGGCATCGACATGATGGGAGGTTTGGAACCATTCGTTGAACTCATTGGAGAGAACGGCGATGTGTACGAACTACTGTCGGACTACAGCAACGCCGCAAACTGTGGTGAGTTCACCAAGTTCGCAATCGCAACATGTGGTTGGGCTGCACCGTTATCCGAAGATGATACATACGATGATTCAGTCAAACCATCAGAGCACCCAAAACGTAGGCGTGTGATGTTAGTTTCTATGTACGACGGTGGCAAGTTGTACTCAGCGATTGACTTTGAGGACAGCGATGAATATGTCTACGACGATAGCGGTCGTGGAGAACTAGCAGATGCGATGATGCAATTTGCAGCAATATCCCAGGCAATGAAGATAGTCAAGAAGACCATGGAGGGTCACAATGAATAGGAAACTAGAACCAACACTGGAGGTGTCGCTAACTCTTTCTGAGTTACGTGCCGTAGTGAAATCACTGTCCATCGGTGTAGACCAACTGGCTAAAAAAATCCAGCGTCTGGGCGATGGTCGAAGGGCTGACTCAACACACGATGAGTTCAGCGAACTTCTATCTGCGAAACAAGAGATGGAAGATGTCATGTCAGCCGCACTACAAGGAGATAATCATTGATAGCGAAACTAGTAATCTCATTCATGCTGTTCACGGGGGGCTCTTACGAGCCTCCCGTTTCAGTTGCATCATGGGCTTTGTGTCCGCAGTACTGGCAGATGGCAATAGACCAAGGGTTCAGGCAATCACAACTTCATGTACTGGATGCAGTCATGTGGCGTGAGAGCAGGTGTCAGCCACATCAGCACAACATCAAAGACCCAAACGGTGGTTCCAGAGGGCTTATGCAAATCAACGGCTCTTGGACTCGCTGGTTGCGCTCTAGAGGCATCCTAAGCACCGCTGAGGACTTGTTCAAGCCTGAAGTGAACCTGAGAGCCTCTCTCGCCATTCACAACTATGCGCATGGAAGATATCAGAAAGGATGGAACCCATGGGGAATGTAGACCTGTTACAATGGGGGGGAAAGGGGGGGAACCACAGTCCTCGCTTCTGCCCCGTTGGGGCGAAGCGCACAAGATACAGACACAAAGAAAACAACACAAACAAAGGAGAAAACTATGAGAATAAATAACCGTGAGTCCGCTTTGACACAGGTGTTCGTTCGCCAGTCATGGCTAGGTGATGCACTGATGTGTCCCGAACGAGCAAGGCTTTCCGCCTTGCATCCCGAGATGCGTAAAGAGAATGATTCAGCAATGATGGGTACGGCTGTTCACGCAGGTATTGAAGCCGTTCTTGAAACTCAGATTCCTGCATCTGACATTGCTGAGTTTTCCGTGACCGCATTCCGTGCCAAGGAATACACGATGATGAAAGACGAGGGCAAGTCAATCAACATCACCAACACAGACCCAAAGAACTGGGATAAGCACATTGCCTCGATGGCTGAAGCATGGGTCAAAGACATCATGCCTCATGTTCCAGAGGGTGGTACACCTGAGTTCAAGTTTGAGACAAAGATATGTGAGGTGCAGACCGAGCAATTCGAGTACGAACTTTGGTACGAGGGAACGATGGACTACTTCCATCCCCAAGGTATCTGGGACTGGAAGACTGCTGCTCGTAAGTACTACGAGGCAGAGAAGCAGTCACAGAACATCCAGTCATCTGTGTACGCATTGTCCGCAGTTGCGCTTGGTCTCACAGAGTTTGACGTCAAGTTCAACTTCGGTGTGATGATTCGCAATGGCTCATCCACTGGACAGATTGTGACCGTAGAAAGAACTGCTGGTCACGGTGAATGGATTAAGCAACAAACGATTTCACTCGTAAACACTTTGTTTGCGATGAAAGCAAATCTTCCATCAGAACGATGGTTGATGAATGACCAGCACTTCCTCTGTTCGCAGAGGTGGTGTCCAGTATGGTCACTATGCAAGGGGAGTCATGTTGGCTCCGATAACAATGCCGAGGAGGCAAACTAATGGATAAGGACAGAGCAATCATTACCCAAGTCTGTGCAAAGATTGCAGCAGACCTAACAGATAAGAGTACGGATGTGGACACACGACTCGGTGAGTTCGCAACCTTATTCTCTACCGTCAGCGACATCCTCATGGAGTCGATTTATGGCGAGACAGCAACCACAGCACCAACACTTGCAGAACAGAACAGCAAGGTAGTGAGCATGGTCAAAGAAGCATTCAACGCTGAAGAAGTATTCACACCGAATGCATCAGCAGGTGTTTCTGTAAAGGGTCAGCAACACGGTCCTTTGCCAGAGTGGCTAATCAAAGCATGTAAGCGTGATGGCGTAACACTTGTGTACGACAACCGTGACGGTCTTGCAGCAAATCCAAAGCGACCATCCTTCAAAGCAGTAGATGCTGAGAAGGCTTACTGGCCACCACGGAGCCGATAATGAGACTAACCGCAGAACAAATATCTGCGGGCTGGGAATCGGTGGGGCGACCACAAGTCGCTCCACCTTCCGAGTATCGGATGTACTCACCACTCTCTGAGGCTGCTGACTCTTTCGTAAGATGGGCTCAGTCGCCACAGGAGCGTGTGCATTTAGGTATTGCTCGCATTGACGCAGAGATGCGTGGTATTGCGGCAGGAGAAGTGGCAATGATGTTGGGCTTTGCGCATGGTGGTAAGACACTCTTACTACTTCACGCATTGCGTCACAACCGTGACAAGCACATCGCCATGTTCATTCCTGACGAGCCACGACAACTCGTATTGACCAAACTCACCTGCATGCATCATCGCATTGATGCACGAGAACTGGAAGCACGAGTAGCAGCAGATGACAAAGATGCCATCGAATTGCTACGCAGAACGGCTGAGGAAGATTTCCCCAACCTTGCTGTGTTTGACCAGCCACTAACTTCATCCGACATGGAACGTGCCTACAACGAGGTATGTGATGTGTGGGGTCAAGCACCTGAACTTGTAGTTGTTGACTACTTGGATTTGGTAGAAGCAGGAGAGACAGTTCCGGATAAGGCAAACTTCATCAAGTCATTCGGGCGTAGGCACGACATTCCAATGTTGGTCTTACACCAGACATCACGCACCGCAGGTGCGGATGGCAAGAAGATGACCATGAGTTCAGGCTCATACGGCGGTGAACAACAAGCAACACAAATCATTGGTGTTCGCCGTAAGAAGTATGAGATTGCTGCTGAGATACATGAACTGACACAGAAACTTGACCGTTCGCATTCCGAACGAGCACAAGACCGATTGGACTTCTTGCGACATGAACAGCGTGTTCATGAGTACACAGTCACAATCAACCTGTTGAAGAACAAGCGTCCAGCAGGACAACTCGTAGATGACATTGACTTTGAGTTGGATGTTGCCACGGGTCGTCTTACCGACCTCAGCGGTGCACTGCCCGACCAGTACCATCAGGAGTCTGCTTTCTAATGAATGATGCAATAGAAACATTCATGGATTTATTCCAAGGCAGAACTGATGCGTATGGAAGTTGGGAAGGTTCTTCTGTCAAGAAGCCAGTGTCATACGATAACTTTGCTCGCCATCTGTACGGAGAGGAACTCATCGGGATATATCCCTTGCTCGATAACTCAACCGTCAGGTGGGGATGCTCAGACATTGATGTTGATGACATTGACTCAGCCAGGAATCTCCAGATGGCACTACACACCAAGAGCATTCCATCGTTCGTAGAACGAACGGTAAAAGGCTTCCATGTGTGGGTGTTCGCCACCGAGTGGATACCAGCACCAATCATGCGCAGAGCATTCTTGTCTGCACATGAAGCCATTGGTCTGCCACCCAAGGAGGTCAACCCAAAGCAGGAGGAATGCACAGGGCTTGGTAACTACGTCAGATTGCCGTACCCCAACGGCATGAATGCAGAACCCGATGTTCGCTACATCATGAACCACGATGACAGTCCCATGAAGTTTGATACCTTCCTGAAGATTGTGTCCGCACAGCGAGTTGATGCCGAGAGGCTGAGACCGCTTGCTGAGTTGCATCGTGTCAGACAGAAGGCTTTACTTGAGCCAGCAGTCATGACAGCCTCTGTCCAAGAGGCGTTGGATTATGTAGATGCTTATGTCGCCACCATCTGGCGCAATGGTCCTCTTGACGGTCGTGACCGTTCCAACACTTTGTGCAAGATGGTGCACAAGATGCACCAGGGCAATGTGCCAATGAAGTATGCTTATACCATCTTGAAGGATGCTGACAAACGATGGGGGAAGTTTCACCTCAGAGTTGATTGCGTTGAGCAACTGGTGAAGATAGTAGAAGACATCTACGGGCAAGAAACCAAGGAACCATTCAGACCATAATGTTTACTCCATTCATCAAAGATTCAAACACAAGATTTGATAGCAAGATAATCAAGACTGATGCGTGTTGGATTTGGGATGCAGCAAAAAATAGTAAAGGTTATGGATTGTTCCAAGCAGATAAGAAAAGATGGCTTGCCCATAGATACTCCTACACAATCCACAATGGAGAGATTCCACAAGGAATGTTCGTTTGTCATGAATGTGACAATCCTGAATGTGTCAACCCAAAACACTTGTGGCTTGGAGATAACTCAGCCAACATGAAAGACGCTTACAAAAAGGGTCGACTCAACACAAATCAAAATCCGTATGGAAGGAATCAGTTTACAAAATGAAAAAAATCAAACACCACCAAGTGTTCTCGGTGCGACCCAAGACAAAGGGTCGCCCGAGGATGACACGATTCGGCAAGGCGTACACACCAAAAGAAACGGTTGCATACGAAAAAGAAATTAGCGAGTTGTATGACGGCCCACTCTTTGAAGATGAACTGTTGAGCATGAAGTTGAGATTCACCGTAGAGGGAACAGAGTTGCTATTAGAGAAGTTGGAAAAGAATCCCAAGGTAAAGCAACCGAAGTCAAAGTTGACTGGGGATATTGACAACTACGCAAAGTCAATTCTTGATGCACTCAACGGCGTAGCATACGCCGATGATAAGCAGATAGTAAGTTTGTATTTGGAGAAGGCATGATACGCATAGCACTATTCATCATTGGCACATTAGTCATAACAGTATTGTTCATCTCATGAAACCTGCATCGAAACCATTTGACCGCAATCTGTACAACGCAGATGATTCTGTAAAAGAGATTCTTATTGATTGGTTGCGCTCAAAAGGATTCGAGGCAGAAGTAAATCCAGACCAGTACGGAATAGATGTACTGAGCAACTGGATGGGGGAAGACACTGGTGTTGAAGTTGAAATCAAACACAACTGGCGTGGTGCAGAGTTTCCGTATCCAACGGTTCACTTCGCATCACGAAAGTACAAGTTCCTGGAGGGAACCAAAGAGGTGCGCTTCGTGATGTTCAATCACGAGCGAACCCATATCTTGATAGTTGATGGTAAGGAGTTCAAGAAAC